CAGTAGGTTCCGTGAGAGCTTGCCTCCTAGTTTTACATCAGATATTCAAAAATATCTGAACAATCCCGGTTGCGCTTGCAATGTTCCAATCTATAAAAAGGTCATGTCTGAGGCCAAGGAGCAATTGCAGCAATACTTTCCAAATCGATCTGTCGCAAATCTTGACGATGAAGCTAAGAAACTTGCCGAAAACAATTGGCGTGTAATTAATTGCAAAGCCGAAGATTTGGAAAAGGAACTCAAAAAACTTCCAAGCGGTCGGAAACAAATTGCTATTGCACGATATGAAGACATGGTGACAGTTATTGTTAACGAGCTTGATGTTTTATTCTGAATTTTTGTAATACAAAGTTGTATTTTTCATCATTTTTTTACATGAATCAATCATTTTGGTAGGGTATTGATCATACTTGGATATTTCCATTGGCCAATCGCATGCTGCCAATCTTCTTGAGCCAAGTATTTTTGCGTTATTATAGAAAGAAAAAGCCTTGTCATATTGTTTAATTGCGTAAAATATATCTGCCAGCATACACCAAAATTCAGCCATTGTAGGCTTTTTTATAATACAGTTTACTATGTGATTCAAAGAATTTTTATAGTCTTTTTTCATGTAACACAGAACCATTGACATATAGTAATGAGTCATATAGTATGATATTGTTGGTTTTTTTTGTTGGTGTAAATATAAATCAGCATAATTTATAAATGAGTCCCAATTTTTATCTAGCAATTCATTGCAAGCCATATAATAGACAGGGTCTGGCAACAAAGGTTGTCTTTCATGCCATTTTTTAGTCAATTCTTTAATGTAAGAATAGTTTTGATTATTTGCAGAAGATAAGAAAACATTTATAAAATTCGATTCATTTTCGATGGTTTCATACACAGGGTTAGTAAATTTGAGTCCAATTGATTTGTGCCACAATCTGGTTTGTCTTGTTATTATATCACCCTGCATGACACCAAAGTTATAAGAATAAGCAGGGCCAGCAACAGCATTTTTTATAATTTCTAATCCAGAAAGAAAACTTTCATATGGTTCTAATTGTAGAATCCAATCTGTTTTTGTCTGGGAAATTAATTCATTTCGAGCTTTTGCAAAATCTTCGCATCCTGCCAATTTAATTATTTTTGCGCCTTTTTGAGCCAATATATCAATTGTTTTGTCTGACGAACCTAAATCGCCAACCAATAAATTGAATTTAATTTCTTTGGTTGAATCAAGAAAATTCTGAATTGTTTCTTGATTGTTCCTCACTAACATGTTCACCGTCAGAGGACTGTTCATTATTTTTTCCAAATTTGTTCTCTAATAAAAAACCTATGGCTAACGCTTCGTCATTCAAGTTCTTTTTTTGATAGTACGATTGAAGTTCCCTATAAAATTTGGGAGCATCTGGTTTGTCCAACATGGAAGCAAAAATTTGTGATATTTCCATAAAATATTATAAGCACTATAAAGGAGATAAATGGCGACAGAATATTTGAATAACAAGACATTTGAATCGCTTATCGTCCATTTCCAAAAAACAAAAAAGGAAAGAGTTAAATATCAACTTTTCATGGATGATATTATAGAAACGCAAAACAGAGTTGGTAAAAAAGATAAATATAAAAAACCTGAATCTTGGTTATTGACCGAAAAAGAATTTAAGATTATTTCATCCGAATTTCAAGAATCACAGGACCAACTAGCAATAGCTTTTTATACATTATCTGAAAATATAGTCAGATATGCCAAGTTTAATCTTATAGATCAAGATGATGCCGTGCAGGAAGGAGTCATGATCTGTTTTGAAAAGATTGATCGTTTTGATCCAGAAAAAGGCAAAGCTTTTAATTATATGACAACATGTATTCTAAATCATTTCCGTCAACTTTACAGGACTGCAAGAAACTACAATGAACTAAAAAGAAAATATCTTGACTTCATACAAATTCAACTTGATCAAAAATTACCACCCATTAAAACAAAAAATTTGTATAAAAGACACAATATCGTTAGTGATCCTTGATATTCGTCATCAATTTTTATAAAATATTTTGTCTCTTATTTTTTTTGAAAAAGCAGGTTATATGACAAATCAAGGTAAAAGTCTATTTGATCAGATAGAAAATCAAGAATTGATACAAAAACTGATTGACTCTGGTTATGGAAAAATAGTTGATGCATTCCTTCTACATGATGCAAAGGTATACACCAAGAAAGGTCGTCTCAATAAAAGTGGTGCATGTAGGGTTCTAAAGTGCAAACCCAAAGAACTTGAAGATTCTCTGAAGGCGTGTCAAGAAATATTGAAATCAGAACTTAAAGTTGAAATTTTAGAAGAAGATTAAACCAATGAGACGGCCCTGTCATATCTTAATGTGACATCAACAGTTACAACCTCGCTTGTTCCCATGTCTAGATCACCAAAATTGATGTCTTGTGGCCAAGCGGCCACAAGAAGCCAAGACTCTAATGTTTCTCCAGTACCATCATACAATTCTAAATAAGCATCTTTTTTGAAACCATCTGCTGATGCATTCCACTGCTCTGTGCCCGTGTCATAAATTTGATTAATCCAACCAAGAACTGGGTTGCTATTTTTTTTAAGGTCATAAAGAGTCAATGTAATCGGCTTCCACTCGGGTTTGCCGGGATAATAAATAGTCTCATTCAAATGCTCCATTGAAAGCTCTTTGAAGGAAACAGATGGCCTAGAAGCCTTTTGAGGAGGCAAAGCATTAATTCCTTGTGCGCTTATGTTATCGATTTTAAGCAGCCATCTATTTTTTCTTTTGAAACATCCATCAGCTTGCGATAAACCAAAATCGTCAAACCAACCCATTTGTTGAGCCATTAAAACCCCAATAAATAAAAAAGGCCTCGTACTTTATATACGAGGCCCAAAATCGAAATTTTAGTTTTATATTTAGGCGTTGCAACCGATCTTGCTTGGAACTGGTCTGTTGATTCCGCAAGATGGTGTGTATCTAGCTTCGCTAAATCTGAGAGTCAACTCAAGACTTGCTTCTTCGGAGCTACTATAGTCGAGGTCGCCAAAGTTAACAGCGGTTGGCCACATGTTCTTTAATTCCCATGTTTCCATAGTCGCACCAGTACCATCGTACATACTCAATGTGCCAACAGCAGCCCAACCACCTTCTGTTCCGTCATTGCCTCTTCGTGATGTCTGCGAAAGGCTATTAGGGTCGGTGAAGTTGTAAACGGATGCAAGCCAGTTCCACAGAGTCTGCATACCACCAGCGCCAGCACCACCGATATCATAGTAGGTCACGGTGATAGATTCCCAACTACCTTTGCCGGGAATCCACATCTTGCCGTGAAGATAGTTAATTTCAGTTTCCTCAATCGTGAGATTGGGGCGGCTTGCAACTTTCACGAATGCACTGGGAACAATTTGGTTGTTCCATTGAACATCAAATGTCCATCTGTACTTGCGCTTGAAAACAATCGCTGGCCCGCCGATTTTATCAAGGCCCATATTTCCACCAATTATAGCCATCTTATTCTCCTTGTAAAAATTATTTCAACTTAGAATGTTTCGGCTCCTGCTGCGAAGCTGCCAGTTCTATGGATTGAAAACTCAATAAACATAAATTCAGCGGCACGGGTTGGTTGAATACCAATTCTTGCACGGAATTCATTTCGGTCAACGACATCCGGCGTGTTCAATTCGGCATCGGCCTTAATGATATAAGCAGTTAGGCCACGACCAACTTGAACATTTTTCAAGATATTGTCGGCCAAAGACACGAACCTTGAGCGGAAAACTTCATCATTTGGATCAAACAGCAAAGCACGGCTTGCGGTGCGAATTGCCTTCTCGATGTAAAACATGAGACGACGAACATTTACTCGGTCCAGAGCAGTCGGCATACGCTGCAAAGTCTTCTGTCCGAAGACCACGAAACCATTCACATCAGGGAACTGAACGATTGGGTTCACGCAGTTGCGATTGCCGTACATAAGGTCACGCTCTTCCAAAGTTGGACGATTGTAGACATCGGTAATATTGGGGACAATACCACGGGTCAAACCGGCTGGGGCAAACCAAGGAGCGCCAAGAAAATCGCTACGAGCGATAACAGCCATGATGGAGCCACTAGGAGGACACCAAACATCAACCTTGTTGTAGGAGTCATAAATCTTAACCCATGGCCAGTAAAGTGCGCCAAAGTCGCTATCAAAGCGAACATTGTTAAGAGGATGTGCGCCGTTCTGCCACGATACAACTTCTTTCACAGTCAAGCCGAATGGTGCGTCGATAATTGCTAGGCAATCCTGACGATAATCACGGCAGAAAGCGAGAAGTTCCTGAACGACTGCTGTGCTTGAGTGACCGGGAACAGCGATAAGGTCGATGTTAACCTGTTCTGGTTCGCTCAAGGTATAGATGCCTGTGAAGCCAACAGGGCTTCCCATCAGGAGAACATCTTGTTGATCTGGGTCAGCGGGGATACCATCTGATCCACCTGTCAAGGTGTAGGTGCCATCTGCGGGAGCGGCTGCAATTGCAGTGTCGTCCAATACTCTGATATAATCGCTTACTAGAGCAAGATAGGTTTCAACATAGAAGCGGCTTGCATCATCCTTGGTAAGGCCTCCCCATGATTCAACTTGCACAGAATTGGTATAAATCTCAACTGTGAAATTGTTGTCATAGATATCGTTTTTAATTACAACCTGAGTGTCATTCCCATCGATACCGGGAGAATCAGCGTTGATGGTGAATGTTACATCGCCACCTGTATTTGCACCGCCAGTTACCAAACCCAAAGTTTCAATATCAATTGCGCCACTTTCGCCGGAAGGAGTTGTTCCTGACTTGGTGGTGGTGCTGAGGCCGAAAGCAGAAACGCTTGCTGGCTTAATGTAGAGTCGAGAATCGGCACCGTGAGCATTTGTAACAAATCTCAAAGAGAATCCTGAAGCAACTGCTGTCCAACCACCGGGTAGTGTACCGCCGTTTTCAGTTTTCTGATCGTTGATATCAGTCACGATGTCACCGATATTTGAATAGTTTGCGCCAGCAGCGAAAGTGATTGTCTGAACAACCTGATCAATCAGAATGTTGTCAGTACCGTCAATCACGATCTCGATAACAGGATCTGTGAATCCTGATAGATCGTAGTGTCCAGAAGCGGTATAGCCGTTTGCTGGATAACGATCTGCTGATCCGGTCACAGAGGCACGGGTCATACCAGTGCCCAAACCAGTTGGGTTGTCACGAATTGATAAGCCGTCAGAAACAGCGCCACCGTAGATGGCGTTTTGAATTGACACAAATTCCAAGCTGGCATCTGGACCATAGGCCCAAACGGTTTGAACAGCGATTGTATTGGTGTCGCTCTCGTAGAATTCAATTCCGTCTAATTGCGTATCAATCTGATTGTTCAACTCGGAAACCAATTCAGTCACAGAGTAAATTCCTGCCAAAACAACAAGAGTCTTATCTGAGAGAGAATCGTTGAGTTTCCATCGGAAGAAGCTGTCTTCATCAAAAGTGTATGGGCCAGCAGTGTCAGATATAATTTCGATAATTGTACCAGCAGCAGGCACATCAACACTAGCGGTGAGAGCTTGCTCATCGCTTACCGGATCTGTATCAGCAACACGAACCACATAAAGGGTATTGGAAACCAAAAGATACTGGTCTGCTGCATAAAGAAGAAATGGATCGCTGGTATCAGGATGAGGATTGCCAAATATAGTGTGCAATTGGCGAGAGGTGCTAACAGAAATGGGAAGGTTGATTGGACCCTTAGAGGCGAAACCAACCAAACCAGCAACATGTGTAGATTGCTCAGGCGCAATGAAGCTCAGGTCTTTTTCTGCAATTCTAACGCTTGGGCTGATAGTGTTAGATGGTGGAAAACCTTTAAGAATTGCCATAGTCTTATTCTCCCTTTCGTAACTTGTTTGTTATATGCCTTATGGAAATCAATCCATCTTTTTCTGCTCTATCTATATATGGTGTTGATCTTTCATCTTCCAAAACTAAAACATTTTTTCCTGCACCAACGCCGGGAAGGTTTAATGTAG